TCCTTCTTCATAGTGGCAACATTCAAACTCACCACGATCAAGCGCTTCTAACGCTTGATTTTTTAATTCTTCAATTTCTTTTTGGGTTGCTTCTCTATAATCAACCTCTCTTTCTAAAAATATATCTCCATTATCAGCAATCCAAACTTTCTTTAATTTCAACATCTTCTTTTCTCCTTTTCCTTTATGTTTACTATTTGAAGCACAAGCGCTATGCTTGTGCTACTTTTTCAATTTTTTCAACTTGTGATGAATCAAATAATGAAGCGCTAACCATAATGAACTTGCTTTCTTCTTCATTATCTTCATCTTTCTTTCTGTTTCTAACCTTTTTCCAAAGTTTAGTTTTAATTATTGCTTTGGAACCTTTCTTTACTTGATATCCTTTATACTTCCATTCTTGATATGTCATATATGGTAGCATACCGAATTTTTCAAGCATTTCATTTACCTGTTCTTTTGTTAATAATTCTCTAGTGATTACCTCACTAGCAATGATTTCTAAGTTTGTCATGTTCTTTTCCCTCTCTTTCTATATATCCATTGTAACATATGTGATACATATATACAAGAAGAAAATAGAATTTTTGCTATTATTTGTCTAAATGTCTTTTATCCATTTAGTTCCTTCTTTCTGCAACTTCTGTTTAATCAAATTATCAAGCGTGCTTTTCTTTCTTATGTTTTCTAGTACTAAATCTGTAATACCTAAATCAGTGAGAATGTATGTATATTTAATGTCTCTTTCTTGTCCTAGTCTCTTGATTCTATATTTTGATTGTTCTAGTTTTGAATACTCAAAATTGATACTTGAATATACTATTTCATTGCAAAATTGAAGATTTAAAGAGAAAGCACCACAACCATATGTCATTAATAAAGGCTTTTGATCGTTCTTGAATGCTTCTATAACTTTATTACGATTATTCGTATTTCCTGTTATCACATAACAATCTATCTTGCTTTGATAGTATTCAATCTCTTTTAAATAATTACAGAATACAATCACTTGTTTATTTTCAATGTACTTTATAACTTCATCGTTCTTTCTTTCGTATGTTGATGCTATAACGTTCAATGATTGCAACATATTTATAATTGCTTCACTTGAGCCATATTCAAGAACCTTGTCTAGACTTTCTTCTTTGATTCTGTAATATTCATCATCATCAATATAAGAAACCCATTTATAAGATTCATCTTCATTCTTGCTAAATCCCAAATCACATTGATAGATATAAGGACTAACCATCTTGTTTAGCACATCAGCGTTTACTTCACTGAATTTATAAAAGGTGTGTTCTCTACTTTCATATTTCTTCTTATATCTTATTTTGTTAAAGAATTTGTATCTAAACTCATTCTCATTCATTCCGATAATTTTATGACTTAAAAATTCCATCTGATTGTATAGATCAAATTCATCTTTTACTATTGGTGTACCATTCAACACTAAAGCATAAGAACAAAGGTTTCTTAATTCCATTGTTCTCTTTGTTCTTTTTGCGTTTCCGTTCTTAATAAAAATGCTTTCATCTGCAATAATGAAAGCGCTCTTTTTTGTTTTCATATTTTTCAATAATTCTAAGTATTTAACATCACTACTTGAAATAGTCTCATATCCTACTATTTCATAATCGCAACGAATACCCCATTTTTTTATTTCCTTCTCTATGTTCCCTTTTGTTGAAAATGGGCAAAGATAAAGCATAAAGTCAGTATCTGTATTATTCACTAGTTCTAAAGCGACTCTTGTTTTACCACTTCCCATTTTCATAAACAAAGCACCAACACGCATTTTAGAAAACTTATCAAATGCTAGTTTTTGATTTACTGTAATCATTTCATTAACTCCTTTGGTATCTCAATATCATCAATCTCTATTTTTTTAGGCTCTTCAACCTCATAATAAGAAGACTTTATAAAGTCTGTATATTCATCAAAATCATCTCCAACAACTTTAAAGGCTTCTTCAAAATCCTCAACATCTATACACTTTTCTGCAATCTTTTCATATTTGTTTGTTTTTCCTTTTCCGTTCTTAAAAAGATTAAAAGTAAAATCATCTGTATATAGTAGTTCGTAACTTTCACCTCTATAATATGATGTTTTCACTAATTTTGATGGATGCCAAAAAAGAAATCCTTTATATTTTGAACTCAAAGGCATTTTAACAAGGACTGATTTAACAGTCCTTGCTTTTATTTGGTTTTCACATAGATTTACTTTTTTCCATTTCATTTTCGATAACCTCAACTAACATATTTCTAAAATCTGAAAGGATATCATTGTATCTTTTCAACGTTTTGGCATCTTCTAAATTTCTTTTGTATGCTTGTACCGTTTCTAGCACAAGCATTTTTCTAACCTCAACATCATATAAGATATTTAGATCGTCCATAATATCAATCATATCTTTAGCGACCTTATCATTAATTATTTTCATTTTTATTTTCCTCCTTATACTTCTTCAAAATATTCTCCGTCTCTTGTCATAGTACGGACGAATTTTTTAATAATTTTTAATAATTGTTTTCCTTCATCATTCTCTCTATAGATTGATAGATTAACTTTGTCTTCTCCCCATGAACCCTCATAGTCTAAAACAATATATATTGTTTTAGTTTTTCTATAGGAACTATCGTCTACCAATCCAATTAAACATTCCCCAAAGCTCCATCCGTATGATGTATCATTTAACATCATATCTTTATCAGCCATTAAAATTTTAATGGCTTCTTCTGTTGCCATTCTTTGGACTTCATTTCTTGAATATTTCATTTTTCTTTTCCTTATGAGTTCCTTTGAACTCCCTTTCTTAATACAAGTACATTATAATATATGTATCACTTATATTCAAGGGTTTATTTACATTTTTTGCCATTTGTTAAATAAAAAAAGACACTCTATTGAGTGTCTAATTCTCCTACTTCTATGTTGCTATAGTTGCAAGGAATGTTGTTTATATCACCTTTATAGAATATCAGTATATTTTGATGTGCCTTTGCTACTTTCCTTTTTTTGAATACATATCTTGCTCTTAATGGTATTGTTCCTAACTGTTCTAGTAATATGATTTCATTATATGTCATGAATCCATTTTTATTGAAGCATTCTTTAGTGTAATCAATAAAGTTTCTGTAATATCCTTTCTTGTCTCTTACATCACCAACAACGAAAATTGCGAAACGATCATTCTTTACTTTTCTGCAAGAAATATCAATTATCTTTCTATACACTTCTTTAAACTGCTCATAATCCATGTTTGATATGTCTCTTTCATCATCGCTATATACTTCTAAATCTGCATAAGGTGGACAACTGAATAGCAAATCAACACTATCATCTTCAACGTATAAATCAGCGTTTAAACTATCGTCACATATCCATGTTGGATTCAATCCCATCTCTTGAGCATTTAATATATTTGCTTCAATTTGTTCTTTCCTCAAGTCTATTCCTGTGTATTTATATCCTAGTTTTTCTGCAACTATACCTCTTACACTACCACCTGCAAAGCAATCAAATATACTGCCTTCATGCACATTAAACCATTTATACATGACTTCACATAAAACAGGGTCAAATATGCTTGTTCCTGTTAAAGTCTTTGAGCCTTGCTTTTCTGCTAGTTGCTTCAACCCTTGACCTAATAACGCTTCATCTCGTCCAACATCACTAGAAATACCAAGACTTTTCCACGCTCTCTTTCTGTCTTGCCAATACCCTTGTCTTGTATCAAATACGCTTATTGGTGGTATTAGAAATTCATCTGTTAACTTCTTGCTTGCTTCTTCCTTAATTTCTTCTTCATCTTCATTTAAAAATGACATGTCAAAATCAAATTCCAACATGTCAATATCTTGTATGTTCATTAATTCTTGCTCCAATAGATTGAAATCATAATCACTGTTCATTGTTAACTTATTATGTATGAGCCTATAGGCTTTCTTCTGCTCCTCATTCAAATGAGATAGCCTAATACATTCAACCTGTTCATACCCTAATTGTTTCAATGCTTCATGTCTTCCATGCCCTTCAATGATTATATTGTTTTCATCAATTGCTATTGGATCGTTGTTATTAAATTCAATTATAGATTTCTTAATCTGCTCAATCTGTTCTTTTGGGTGTTCCTTTGCGTTATTTTCATATGGTATTAAATCATCAATATTCAATACTTCTATTTCCAATAAAAACACTCCTATTATTTATTTTTTGTTCATGAATTTCAAATAATCATGTACCTCTGTTCTTAGTTGAAACAGGTATTTCATTAAATCGTTCTTTCTATAACTTGACTTTGTTTCTTTTAATTGCTTTTCAACTTCTCTTATTTCTTCATAATAATCATCAATCGTTTTTAGGTTGTCTATTCCTTTCATAATGTCACCTCATGTTAATTTTATCAAATTAAGTTTACTATTTGAAGCAAAAAAAGAAGCCCTAAAGGACTTCGATTTTTCCATTCTCTTTATTACATTTTATTTCATGCATTTTACCCTGTAATTCAAATTTCCATGAATAAGATGTTTTTGTATCTTCATCAACATACCAACCAATAATATCATCATACTCATAAAACTTTGAGTTCTTATAATATTTTTTGATTTTTGATAAAGATTGTTTTGATGTTAGCATTTTGCTATCCCCTTTTTTTGATGAATTTATCTTACATATTTATAATACTATATATGTGATATATATACAAGTGATATGCTTCTATTTTTAAAATAAATTCACTATTTGAATACTAAACATCAAATATACTTATCTGTTCTATTTGTTTCTTTTCGCTTTCTTCTTTATATTGAAACATTGGAGAAAATGGACTTGTTTTTCTATAAAACCTTTTATCATAGAAATCTTGAACGCTTATACAACCTTCTTGTCTATTTGAAGTGAATAGGTGATTACATTTACAATCACGTACACCACATTCAAATAATTCATCATCTAATTGTTCTTTTGCATAATCTTCTCCATAGCATTTAATCATTGCCGTATTATTAAATGATGTGCTTTTATGTACTAACCTATCTCCACAACAACACTTATTAGTGCCTATAAAATGTAAATCATTGTCTGCTATTGAGTATGGTATATTATGCTTTTCAAAGTATTCAATAAACGGTTTATACAATTCTAATCTAATTGTAGGCTTTAAATTCAATAATCCCATTTGAGTAAAGTTTTCTTTTTTTAAATTCATTTCTTTTAAAATGAATTCCTTACATTCCTTGTTCTGTGGAACTATTTTTATGCCTTCTAAAGTAAAGTTATCAGCGTCTTTAAACATTTCAACTATTTTTAACGTTGATATATTAGGTATGAACGGTTGTATTCTTATTCCAACTTTAAATCCTTTATCTTTTAATTCCCTATAAAATTTATATCGACTTTCTATACTTGGTACATTAGGCTCAATGTTTTTTAAATCATTAACATTCGTGATACTTAATTGAAATGTATGTAAATCGGGTCTAATATCACAATCATATGTTGTGTTGCTTTTTGTTGAAAATAAAATATGAATACCATATTTATTGGTAATATCTAATATTTGTTTTGTTATTTTCAACTTTCTTTCACATGGCTGAAATGGGTCGCTCATTCCTCCACAATGCCACGTTATACCTTCATCAATTAAGGTTTCTAAAAAATTCGTTTGATCAACATTTTTATCATCAAATACTTTTTTTAGTTTATTCTTTACTTGATTAATATTCGCCACTTGAATTTTCTTCTCGTACTCCATAATCTTTCTATTTTCAGCAAAACAATATTTACAGCCAAAAGAACATGTTTTATATGAGTCGATTCTGATTGGTAATCCACATATAGCGAATTTACTGCTTACATTCAATGGATTGAATTTTTTAATGTTATCTTTCATGACTTTGAATACTCCTTATATTCTTCTTCTGCTTTCTTTCTCCTTTTGGTTGTTTCTGTTGGTTTTAATTCGGGATGTTTTTCAAAAATCTTTCTTCTTGCTCGTGTTACTGAACCAAATGAAGGAAAGCCATATTTCTTATGATTTAACATCACCTCGCTAAATCTATCAATTGTTGCAACATTAAAGTTAATTTCTCTATATACTGCATAAACCAATACAAAATCATCACTTCTTGTTTGTTCATATTTTTGTAAGACTTTTAAAACAATATCTTCTGTTCTTTCTAGTTCCATATATGTATATTCCTTTCTAATAGCCAAGTTGTTTAAGCAATTGGTTAAGTTCTTCTTTATCTTTTCTGTATTCCTCAACGCTCCAACCCGTCAATTCTTTAAATTTGTTTGAAGTTTGTTCTGCTAAATCTGTCTGACCGCATTTAACTTGTACATCATAGATTTTAATAAGTTCCTCTGTTGAAAATTCGGGTTTACTTTCATCTTCGTTTTTTTCTTTATCAAGCCATTTTGGAGTTGGTTCTTTTCTAACATTGTTAGGTTTTGGCTTGTCCTGTTCTCTTGATAACCAATTGTTTATAAATCGTTTAATACCTCTTTTAGTTTTTCTTTTTGTAGGATTTGCATTTAACCACCCTTTCATTTTCCTTAATTCTTGCATAACATCAACATTGGGATATAATTCTTCATATTCTTTAAAATCGTTTTGAGTAACATCATATAAAGTTTTATCATTCAAAGTTAATTGAATAATTGATGGTTCAATACGATTTTCTAAATCGTTTTGAACAATAATATCTTTTTCTTTATTCTTTTCTTTATTCTCTATATCTCTATACTCTATACTCTTATCTCTATACTCTTGTGTTACATTGTGATTTACATCAGTGTTACATTGTAACGCTTTTTGTTCTTCTTTCTTCTTTCTCCATTCTCTTACTCTCTTGGCGCTTGTTGTTTCACTGCCTACCATTTCACTAAAGTTAGCGATTGTTAAGCATGAATTTTTATCTTCATAGATTAATCCTAGTTTCTTATACAACTCTAGCGCTACAACAACAGTGTCATAATCAAAATACTTTGTATCTCTTACAATCTTATCAATGTCATAAGGTACGATCATTTCACCTATTCTTTTTTCTAAAGTGCCGTTTGTGTTTGCAGTGTTTAAACATAACATCTGATACAACACTACATATTCACAACCGTTCTTTTGGGATAATAGGAAATCAATTTCATCTAAACTAAAGAAATTAGTTTTCAATTTTATCCAATAAAATCTCTTTTCACTCATTTATTTCTCCTTTTCATTGTTTGAAACGTATTCTTTAATTGCTTCATCAACGATAAACCATAGTAATTTACCACTTTTACGTTTTTCCTTGTCAATTAATTCTTTGGTGCTCTCTTTGATTCTAATGACTGAATATCCTTCCATTCTTTCACCTTCTTTTCTATAATTTTCTACTTTAATTATAGTACAATATTATTCTTATTCAAGAATATATTTACTATTTGAAGCATTAATAAATTAATGATACTTCTATTCTTGGATTATCCTTGTCTATGTAAACATGGTGTTCAATTTCATTTATGTATTTTTGGCTATCATCTTCTAGGATTCCTGTTTTAACAATGCCATCTAGAATAAACTTTGTGGCAAACGTGATATTGTCTATGTCTCTTCTTCTATTTTTCTCATACCAATCAATCTTTATTTTGATAGGGTGTTTATCAACTTTCTTGATTTTAAAGTGTCTAATATAATAAATAACAATAGATTCATTATCTTTCTTCATCTTAGCACCTGCATAAGGGTTTCTCCTATTCTTATTTGTATACTCATTCAAGCCACTTAATCTACCATCTATAATAAACCTTTGCATAACATCACTTCTTTCTATGCTTTTTTCTTGAATAAAAAGAGTTTTTTATATTCACGATGAAATACTCATGTTTATATAAAAACCTCTTAAAATCGAAAATATGAGCGATTTATAAATAATTCTTGTGAAACACTTCCATGAATTTTTCATGACTGTATTTCTTTTCAAACGCTTCTTGCATCTCTCTCTTTAGCCTTAAATCTAATGCTTTATTGAAATGTACTCCATAATTGCTCATGTTATGATAATCTGCTCTCAATGGAACACAACAGCCATATTCAATAGATTTCTTTCTTTCTGCATAGCCATAGTATACTTCATGAATATGTATATCTTGTGTGCTTCCTGTTATGTAGCACTTCTTCATGTTATCGGTTAATAAACTATATCTTTTTTTCATTTTTTTTCAAATATTCCTTCATTAGCATTTCATGGTATTCTTTTCTTGTTTTCTGATATAGATAGGAGTTAACAAGAGATGCAACACCAATAAATATCAATAATATAATCAAAATATAATCAATCATTTTTCTACCTCCTAATTTGATAGCATGATAAGCCATAATATAATCATCACTGTAATAAAAATAAAAATCATTTTTTAATCCTTTCTATGCTTCTTTCCTGTTTGCTTTCAATCCATTCTTGAATTGATGGTTCATAAGCAAAGCCCATTTTCTTTAATTCTTCAATTACAATCAAAACATCTGCAATTTCTTCATTTAGATTGTTCACTGATTCAAGCGAAACACCATATCTATAGATTTTAGAAATTGCTTGTACAAGTTCGCTTGCTTCTTCCATTGCAACAACCATCATGTAATCATTCCCATAATGATCAATCACTTTTTTTAAAGTATCATCATCAAATACTATTTCTTTATCTTTCTTCATCTCCAAATATATCCGTCCTTACTATTTTTAAATTTTCATACTTTCTAGGAGTTATTTTTTTCTATATCTTTTATATAAGCCGTATACGCTTATTGGTTTAATTCCTAGATAATTGCCTATAACATATGCATTCCCTTCTATTTTTAATTCATCATCAATATATAAAGCATAAGTTATAGTGTTCTTTTTAAAACTCATATATATCACTCTCCATTTTAATGTCTAATTCACTGCACCAACTCAAAAGTACATCTATTAGTTTATTGCATTCTTCAACATTAAATTTACTTGAGCCTTCAAAGCACTTATAAACAATCATCTTCTTACCTTTGTATATTTCGGGTCTTACAACCTTAACGGCTCTAAATGATTTTTTTAATTCGTTTTCAATGGTTTCTAATCCCATGACATACTCAAATTTAGCGTTTGCCTGTTCCAATGCTGATATATATATTTCCATATCATCTTGTTGTAACTCTTGCGCTATCTCATGGATAATAGCCCACATATAAGCGTTTTGGTTCAATGAGCGCTTAGACTTTGGTCTTTTGATTTCTAAGGAATAAAGTCCTTCTTTAAGTTCATCAACTTTCTTCTTATCATAGAAATGTTGAAATGAGAAAGTTATCTCAACATTTCCCATTTCATCATATTCTTTTCTTATGTAATTACCATTAACTTTTATCATATGTTTCAACAACCCTTAAAAAAATAACAAATAATATAATGCTTGTTGTTCTGCTATATGCAAGATTCAACAAACCACTAGCATATTTATAAACCATGTTGATAATGGAATATTCTATGTAATAACAAGTGAACATTAATATTCCAATTACAACATGAAAGATTATTAATTTTAGTATATTTTTCATTAAATAATTAACTTTTTGAAGCATTAGAATGCTATATCATCTTCTTGAAGTTCATAAGAGTTGATAGGGTCATTTAAATTATTGTAGTTGTTATTAATTTGTGGTTGTAGATTATTGCTTGAATTATTTGTGTTAATGAATTCAACTCTATTACATAATACATTAACAGTTTTTCTATTGTGTCCGTCCTTATCCACATATGATCCTGTTTGTATGCTTCCTTCAATTGCAACTTTTGAGCCTTTATGACAGTATTGCGCAGTGTTTTCAGCAATTCTTTCCCAACAAACGCAATCAACAAAATCTGCTTCATCATTGTTATATCTATTCAATGCTAAAGTGAAATTAGTTACGGCTTTTCCGTTCCCTGTTCTTCTTAGTTCGGGGTCTCTTGTCATATTCCCCAAAAGAACTACTCTATTTATGCTCATTGCTTATTCTCCTTCAATTTAATTTCAATCATCTTTTCTAACACATTCTTATAATTATATCTTTCCGCTTGTGTCATTGTGTTGACATCACTCTTATTATTGTTGAATTTATTAATAAAATGTAATGCCCCTTCGCTTTTCACATCTACACCTAGATTAAATAACTCTTCCACTCTTTTATCAATTTCACCTAATAATGTAGCCTGTTCAATTCCTATTTGCTCATTGCTATTTTGAGATTGTTTATTATTTGCTCGCTTTTTTTCTTGATATTCTTGTGTATCAACGTCTTTTGTATCGTCAATGCAGAACAATCCATTTAAAGCGTATTTTCTAGCGTATGAACTAGTTGCACCTGTTACTTGTGCGCTATCCATACCTTTTTTATTTTCGCTTTCTCTAGCATATGCACATGCATATACTTCTTCTTGTGTATCAATATCAATAAGGCTTGCTTTTGCTTTAACATAAAAGCGCTCACCAACTTGTGCAACATAATCATCGATCAATACAACTGCACCATATTTTAAACATAACGGCTTGATTGCTTCTAGAATATCCTCACAACTTCTATAGTTGTAGTTTCCAAATTTGTTATATTGGTTCTTTGGCGCTTTCAATTCATTCTGAATAGATAGCAACTTAGAATAAATACTGATTTTCTCCTCCATTATTCATTCTCCTTTGCTTCTTCAACTTTTTTCATATTCTTTTTTAATTCTTCAATTCCTTTTGCTTTTTCTTCCTCATACATTTTATAAAGCCTTTTATTGAAATGAGTAACAAAATCATTGAAACTAACTGTTTCGGGTAAATTATCTTTAGATACTTTATCTTTTAGCCACGTTTGATATGATACGCATTCAAAAGATTTTTCTGATGTGTTGTATTTAACTTTTAACTTATGCCAATCATAAATGCAATCTTCAAACAACTCATTTTCACCATTTAATAATGCGATTTTTTCAACATTGTTAAATGGTGATCTTTTTGAATTTTTTGTAATAAATTCAATTTTTTCTTTCAATGCTTTATTTTCTGCAACTAATTCTACATTATCTTTGCATACTACATTATAAGCATCATTAAAATCTAATAGCCCACTAATTAAATATTTAATATCCATTACTCATTCTCCTTTGCTTCTTTTAATGCTTCTTCTTTTTCTTTCTTATACAGTTCTAATAATTCAGTTTTGAAATATGTTGCAAAGTCCTCAAATGACATTGCACTAGGGATTCTATCACAACAAATCTTTTTTTCTAGCCATTTATTATATGATGTAAAGTTATATGTATTTGCTTCTTCATCATAACTGCAATTAACTTTTTGCCATGAACTAGTTGAATAATCGAAAGTTTGTTTTTTACCTTTATCAATCATCAATTTATCAATGAAAGATACATTTTTTTCTGCACTTCTAATTTTAGGGACTGCATTCTGTAACTTTTCATTTTCTAATTCTAAAACATCAATATAATCATATACATCTAAAATATCGTTAATTAAATCCTGTCTCTTAAGCATCTTCTTTTTCTCCTTCATCTAATCCTTTTAATTTTCTATAAAATGGGCAATATTGAGCAACGTTGCAGTACTCTTCACATTTCTTGTTTTCTCCTTCACGCTTCTCAATATAATGCTTATCATCATTTACACCTTTCCAATCCATGTAGTTTCTTGCTTCTTCTTCACTATCAACTACTCTCAATGCTCTTTTATTGCCCTTTTTCATCACTGCATATTTATTTCCTGTAAACCATCTCTGTTCTTCATTGCATGGCTCTAATTTTTCGGTATCTGTATTTTCTGCCACTGAAATATCAATGAATCTTTCAATAATGAATTTTTCAATATCCTCAAAGTCCTTTTCAGTAAATTTAAATTGTACTCTATGAACAGGGAATTGTGGGTAACTGCTATCTAATTTCGCTTTGGTTTTAGAATGATCCTTTAAGAATGCAACTATTTCACCCTTATCACATTCAAAGCCAATTTTTTTCAACATCCACGCATACATCAACAACTGCTTTCTATAATCTTCCCAGTCATTATAAATGACCTTCCAACATGAAGCAGTTTTATAATCTGTTACGGTTTTAGTTGCTTCATCATACAAATCAAAGATTCCACTTAATTTATAGCCGTTGACATCAACAATTAGATAATTCTCTTTCAATTGTGAATCCTCTTCTTGAGCATTCTCTAAAATGCTATGGACTGCACTACCAAATAGCGCCCAAATCATATCAGATACATCTTGTTCAATATAATCTGCATATCTTCTTTCAAGAACATTTTGACATGCTCCTTTTAATAAAGCCGTAACGCTATACTGTTTAGGTTTGTACGTGTATTCTCTTGTCACTGCATCAACAAGAGGTTTAGGTAAATTCATTTTATTTGTAATCTTCATATTCTTTCTCGCTTTCTACTAAATCAAATAATCTTAATGTATTTTCTGTTTTGAACGTTCTTTCAAAATTATTCAAAAATTGTTGAGATGGGTTTTTCTTTCCTATCTCAATCAAACAAAAGAAACTTGTTGCAACTCCTAGTCTTTTGGCTACATCTGTTTGAGTTAGTCCTCTTCTCGCTCGCCATGCTTTTAATTTAAGTCTTTTCATATTCTTTCACCCCTTTTCTTGTCTACTATTTGAAGCGTTTGCTATAAAGCATGATTTACTCATGCTTTTCAATTATCCTTTTTGCGATTTTCGATTTTTAAAATCAATTCTTGTAATTCTTTTATATGTCGCTTTTCGATTATGATATTTTCTTTTATTAAAAGGTTTTCTAATTCATCAATAGTTTTATGTATTTTTTTCATATAATCGCCTCTATCTATTTAATATCAAATTGGATAATTGACTCAATTTTCTTAAATTGTAATTATTATTATCTCCTTTCTACTATTTGAAGCAATTTCTAACTTCTTAAGACAATATTATTTTACAATAATTTTAAATGTTTGCAAATAATTAAATTAACCAATAGTATAATAATTTTACTATTTGAATACAATGTGATATATTTAAGTTATAAAATAAAAAGGAGTGTTATTTGTTGAAGATTCAAAAAAGTATTAATACAAAGGATATAGGCGCAAAGATTAAACATTTAAGAAAAATGCGATCAATGACACAAGATGAATTAGGTGTTGTCTTAGGTGGTTTGTCTAGGGGGCAAATATCTAATCTAGAGACAGGAAGAAGGAATTTAAACATTCATCAGATTAAAACTCTTGCAGATTATTTTAATGTATCCTTAGAAACATTAGGACTTGTTACAAATGAGATTGAAACCGTTGATTTATTGGAACGTGCAAGAATGATATTCGAAAATGAGGTCATACCACTAGAAGAAAAACAAGAACTGTATGAAAGTGTGATGAAACTGTATCTTGAAGCAAAAGAACAAACAAAAAAATGAGAAGCATTGTATACGCTTCTCATAGCCATATGTTTTTCTTATCTTTTTTTAATTTCTTGATTTCATCTTTTGAATAAAATAATGCTTCATCTTTGAATATTTTGTTACAAGTATCATATAGATTTTTTAGGTTCTCTTTTGTTTGTGTTGATGGGTTTATGAAGTTTATTGTTGTATTGCCTATCTGCACTTTTACCACCTCAAAGATATGTATGTTGTGTATCAATTATTTATGTATGAATACTTTATAATTAAATATTAACTATTTGAATACTTTATTACAATAAGGAATGAATATAAAAAATATGACAATTACACCAATTTTTGAAGAAATAGATTTAATGCTACTAAGGAAATCAAGAACGGACGACACAAAAGAACCAATAGAAATAACATTGAAAAGACATGAGGAGCAATTACAAGAACTCTCTATAAAGATAACAGGAAAGCCAATAAAAGAAGAAAATATATATAGGGAGATTGTATCGGGTGGGGAAAATATAAAAGATAGACCCGATTTCTTGAGATTATTAAGACGGCTTGAAAGTGGAAATATAAAGCGTGTTTGGTGCATGGATCCCGAACGTTTAAGTAGAAGTGGAATATATGGTGCAGGTGATGTTTTAAAGATATTTGATATTACTAATACATTGATTGCAACCATTGAGCAGATTTATGACTTAAAGAATCCAATGGATAAGAAATACTTAGAAATGCGTATGATTCAATCAGCAGAGTATAGAAACTATTCAAAAGATGTAATGAATAGAGGTAGGCATAAATCTGTTAGAGATGGCTATTATATTGGTAGTTCTGCACCTTTTGGATATAAAAGAAAGCAACTACCACAAGAAAAGAATAGATTTATACTAGAACCTCATGAAGATGAATCAATAACAGTCAAATTGATGTTTGAAATGCTTCTTGAAGGTGTTGGAACATCTAATTTAGCCAATCATTTAAACAAGTACAAATATAAAGCACGCAAGAATGAATATTGGACTCCTGCAATGGTTAGGAATATAGTAACATCAGAAGTCTATTGTGGCTATAACACATGGGAAAAATTCAAGACTGTTGAAGAAATTATTAATGGTGAGATAGTAAAGAAAAGGAAATTAAATGAGGATTATTATATATACAAAGGCAAGCATAAAGCATTGATAAGTGAAGAAGAATTTAAGCACGTTCAAGAGATATTGAAGTCACACCCTTCTTCTAAATGCAGTTTAAATAAAAAGCCTTCAAATCCTCTTGCAGGAATCATGATATGTAAGAAATGTGGTAGGCACATGGTAAGAAGACCATACACCGAAAAGCATTTAAAACATGGATATAGAAAATATAAATATGATAAACAGGAACTATTAGACTTTATGAGAAAATCAAAAGAGGATAGCAAACTTTCATTAACTCAAATTGCTAAGAAAATGAACGTATCAACAGATACTGTAAAGGGTTGGTTTCCTACTAAGATAGAAAGATTCTATGATGGTAAGAATTTGAGTGATAATTGGTTTAAACTGAAAGAAGTGCTAAATATTCAAGAAACAAAATGGGATAAGATAATAACCACTTATAAGAAGAAAGTAAAACAGAATGATAGTTTAATATGCATTACACCATTTTGTGATAATGTATCTAGTGAATTACAACTAGTTGAAAAAAGGCTCTTACAAGCCTTAGAAATACAATTAAACGACTTTAAATATTATGTTGATAATTATGAGCAAGAAATAATAAAAGAAGCAAAAGACAATGCTAAAACATTAAACAAGATAGAAAAGCAGATTGAAGAATTAAAGAAAGAATTGAAAAACCTAAGAAGATCGTACAATAGAGAAGAATTTACATATGATGAATATGTTGAGGATAAAACAGATATAGAAAACGAATTAAAAGAGATTGAACAAACAAAAGAAGAAATATTAAAAGACACTAACCAAGATAAAATAATGAGATATAAAAAAGGCATCCCAATATTAGCGGATACCCTAAAAAAATATGACACGCTAAGTATACAGGAAAAGAACGAATTGTTAAAGGATATTTTCATAAAGGTTGAATATGAAAAAAATGAGGGTGGGAGATGGAACAAAGAAGCAATTGATAAATTCACGCTTACACCTTACTTAAAAATCCTAACAAACGAATAAAGCAAAAAAGAAACCCTTGATTTTAAAGGGTTTTTTTGTTGGGGTTTATCAATGACACTTAAAATGTACGTACTCTTACGTATATACATTATATAAATGATTTACACAATAAAAAAAGAGTGCCTAGCACTCTTTTATAAACCACACTTTTCCATGTTCTGCGCTCAAATCTCTTTGAGAGTATACATAGTATGCACCATGTAATGTGTGTGCTACATCACTTGTACTACAGTCATATGAGTAAATATTGAAATCTCCATCAATATGCATTACATATTCAGCGTTTTTTGGTTCTTCTGTTGGTGTATCAGAAATTAATACATCAGTATATCCATCACCATAGCCGTTGGAAATATTAAATTGAAAACTATCATTTCCGATTTTTACACTACCAACATCACTATATGTTTTTACTACCTTGAAAGGTTTAATCTCTTTCAAGTCCTCATTTTTAAGGATTTCAACATATGTATGAGTATCAGCAAGAAATGCGATTCCACTTTGAATGATCCAACATAATCTTCCATCAAAATTATTATTTTTGATTTCATCAAAATTAATAATTTCAAAACTTGGGATTAGTTTTAAATAATCTAATGTATTGAGTGTTGGCTTCTTACCAATGCTTAAATCATATAGGCAACAGAAGATGTCTGCATTTTCTTTTTTTCCTTCTCCTACTATCATAATAAAATCATTATTAACTCTGTAAGTATTCATATTCTTTTCTCCTTAGGGGGTTACCCTTTCTTCTTTACAAGTATATTATATATGTATTACATATAAATGTCAATAGCATATAGCGACTTTTTTATATTTTTTGCCAACAAAAAAAAGCACTTGTTAGTGCTTTGCTCTTTCTGCCTTTAATAGCAGTTTTAACTCATTTATCTTCTTCTTTTGATTAATGCACATTTCTCTATATCGTTGCGCATCTGCATCATTTAAAATGCCACTTTTCTTATATTCCTTATTTCTTTTTTTTAGGTTCTTATTTTCATATTTTAATTTTTTAATTTCTCTTTCTAAGTCTCCTATTTCATCTAAAAGACCATCATAGTCTTTTTCTAATCGTTCCACATACTCTTTATAATACTTATACTTTTCTGTGGTAATGATAGCATTCATTTCTTTATCGTTGTATTCCATATTATAATCCTCCGTATTCAATTAAAAGATATGAGTTAACCAAAAACGCTATTGGTAAACCAATCATGAATAATAATGATGTGAGACAAATATCAAAATCTTGAATGCACGCCATCATAATAAATATTATTAGATTGATCGTAAGAAGTAGGTTTGTTACCCACTTCTTGAATCTTAATTTTTTCATGCTTTATTCTCCCTCTCTATACCAATATCCATATACACATCTTGTTCCATTTCTTGAGCAATCAAATGTATCATATATTACTCCATCTAGTACGCATGTAAGATGTTTGCTTACTGATACGATCAATGTTTGATGTGGCAAGTCCTCTTCTCTTAAATGTACTTGACAACCCTTTCCAGGTAGCATTGTAGGTTCCCATTTCCACCCAAGACTTTGAAGGTATGCTTTGTATACTTTCTTAGGTGTTCCATTTCTACAACTTTTGCCACCATTCAATTCTTTCAAATCCTTATAGACCTTCATGTAGTCAATTCCTGTTGCAATTGAAATCGCTCTAACTGCACAATCTCCAACATTTTTGGCTTTGAAGTATTTACTTCTTCCACCATCATCATAAGTAAATTCCATTTTCTTTTCCTCCTTGAGGGGTTACCTCTTTTCTTTACAAGTATATTATATATGTATCACATATAAATGTCAAGCGTATTTACCAATGAATTGCATATTTTCAAAATATGAAAATTCTAATATATGTCAAGAAATACATTGACATTTCTATGTATTACATATATAATTGTAAGTGTAGAAAGGGAGTTCAAAGGAACTCATAAGGAAAAGAAAAATGGAAAGAACTGAAGAAGCTTACGTGTATTCAAAAGAATTTTATTATGACACTTTAGTAGGCAGGGCATTGTTATTTGAACCAATTAATAATGTCAATTACTATGAAAGTGTTGACGAATATGAAAAGTGGCTAAAAGGTTGGGAATACGAAAACATTGAAAATATTCAACGTTTTAATTCTAAGTACGATAAAGTAATGCATAGAACAGAAAGCGTTGAATCTGAAAGTGGTGAATGTATTGCACGTAACGATTATTACGAATGCTATTACAATGACACATTAGCAGATGTGAAAGAAGTATGGTTTATCAAAAAACGAAAAGAATTAGAATAATAAAAAAGAGTGATAAAACACTCTTTTTTTATTTAATCACATTCAATTAACAACATTATAGTAATAGTGACAACCTAATAAATGCGATTAAAAATGAGCATAATTTCAATCGCAAACATTTTCGTCCACGTTATTTTCAATCACAAATAAAAAAGAGTAGTTTTATAACTGCTCTTCGCTAGTGATTTCTAACTTTGTTTCGACTTTTCCAACTCGTGATTTTAAATCATCAATCTCTATACCATGCTTTTCTAGTCTTTTATTCTGTATTGCTTCATCTTCTTTAATGTGCTCAATGCAACTGTTTAACTTTTCAATGACTATTTTTAATTCATTGATTGGCTGTGTAAACTTATTGATAATTGCAACAAAAGAACCTAATGTAATCAATGCTAGAATAGCATTGCCAATAAACTGTGCTTCATTCATATGAACACCTCTATTCTTTGTTGATTACTTGTTTAAACGCTTGATGTAATCCTGTTGATGCTAAGCCACTGAATAAGCCACCTAATAGAATATCGGGTGTGAAACTCATATTGATCCATACATTTAATACAATCCCTAAGACTGCCATAATCAACGGAATGTATTTGTTATCAATCTTAGGAATGCTTGTTTTAATGACAAACCCAACACATAAACAAATGCCAACAATCACACATACTAAATAATTAGTTAAAAAATCTAAACTCATGCTTAATACCTCCTTTACAATGTGATAGTTCCTATATTTGTAACCGTATTATCTACGTCTACAGGCTGATTTACAAAGTTACCCACAAGCAACTGTTTTCCACTTGCTTTAATGCTTGTACCACTATTTATATTAATTTCGTTATATAGTACCTTTTTGCAAGAATAGCAACCATAACATGTACCTGTTGCATTCTCGATATTAAATTTACTATTTGAAACACTCTGACAAGCATAAGCACCATATAATGTACCATAAGCACCATTTATATATACATTGATATTTTCATGGTTGCCACCATATAAACTATATATGTTTTGTGAACTACTCTGTACTGCTTTTATATTAGCGTTCTTGATAGTTACATTATCTGTGCAACTCATTACTGCTAGTGTTGTATCAGTTAAAGTTATATTTGGTATAGTCGCTCTTGAAAAGTCAACTATTACTCTTCTTTTTGATGTTGTATCACTATTAAAATCAAATACATGATTGTCAATAGAAGAAGCAATACCTAATGTTCCATTGACTGAAATATACAACTGCGAATTATCTTGAGCACTTGCATAATCTCCAACCCCATTCAAGAAGTTTTTGACCATTGTTGATAATGTTTTATTGTCATTATCTCCCGTTGCTTCATATACATATTCACCAATAGCATTTACTTCTTCTTCTAACTTATCAACTCTAGTTACTGTACTTTCTGCAACTGTTCCCTCAACACATTTTTTATTTACAAACTCTATTCTTGTACCGATTCTATCCAATTCATTCGTAAATATAACTTGTGTTCCTTGAGCGTTTATACTAAATTCATCTTTTGCTAGCACAAAACCATTTACACGAATTTCTAATACATCAAAAGAATTGTTTACAAAGTTGATTGTGCTAGGTATCGTGAAAGTCTTTTCACCTTGTGCAACTGTTGCGTATATTGCTTTATATTCTCTATAAAGGTTTGCTGATTTAACAGTATCCTTGATAGTATCGAACCATATATCAAAGTCACTTTTCTGTGTTGTCTCCCAATTTGTGAAACTCTTGCTTGTCTCATTGATAAATGTATCTTGAGCATCTTTATATTGATTGAATAATGTTGTTGTATCAAACTGCTCAATTAGTCCGACAATCCAGCCACAAACATCATTATTTGATCGTGTATCTTCAATCATTGAATTTGTGATTGATGTTGTATTCTTGTTCACAATGATATTTGCTAAACATATCTCGTATGTTGTTTCATCTCTTGTTAATGATGGTGGTGTAGGTGCTGAGGATAATTCGCCTTCCAACAATTTAACGTGTGTTAAACGTGTGCTATTGTCTCTTGAGATTACAATTCTATCAATCCTATTCAAGATTACATCACTTGAAGGAATATCAATTGTATAATCCTTATCAATCTCAAACCAATTATTTCCTACCTTACCTCTACCCGATTTAACAATAACCTTCATTCCTGTACTTTCAACAATCTGACAGGCATCTGAAACCGTTGCAAATATTCCATTATCGGAAATCAAGCCTTTGAAATAGTCATTAACCTGTTCTGCCGTATATGTTCTATCGGGTTCATTATCAACCATAATCGCATTGAAAAATCCACTATTTAATTCAATCATCTATTGCACCCCCTTCTATAATCCAAAAGTTAAAACTGTCTGTTTTCCGTTCTTGTCATAACTCTCTATCACTTCTATAATTCTAGCATTTATATACATATTATTCCATTTAGTTTTCATAATACTCACAATATCACCAATGTATATATCGCCATTTTTTCCATATGTATATCCACTCAATGAAACACTGCCATCAAAAGCCGTTGTTATTGTTGTAAGGTTTTCTAATCCTTCCTCTAACATCTGTTCTTTTATTTCTGCTTCTGATATTTCACCGTTGTTTGTAGACATGTTTCTTTGGTCAACCCATAACTCAAAGCGTTTCAATCCTTTAGGCTCAATACCATTATAGGCTTTCACTATTCTTCTATCAATTCCTTCTCCTTCACCTGCTACATAAGCAATGTTTTTTAATGTTGAAGTCTGATATACATAAGTTACTTCTTTTAAATTGTCATATTCATCACTGAATATAACCCATGGATTCTCATTCTGTGCGTATGACCTATCAATACCTTTATACATTTCATAGTATAATTCATCATCTCTTAAAGGCATTCTAAAGCCTATTCCTTTAGATTCACATATTTCTTCTATCTTATCTAAAAGGTTTGCTCCTGTTATCTGTATTTCTATCTTTTCATCTATTGAATTATCAATAGCGCCTAATTTTACAAAACTGATATTTCTATTGGTATCTGTTGCATTGATCATATTCATTTCAATTAGATTTCTGCATTGATATTGAGCGTTACCACTCAAGATAGTTTGTTGAGATACAACCCTACTATTCAACACATAACCCTCTGCAAATTTTCCTGTTACTTTTATCTTGTCTCCATCTTCTGTATTGCTTACTATCTCATAATCCTCAATCATTCCAACATTATCTTCATCATCATCTCTTACAACATACAAGCCACTCTTGATTAATGATAGATAATAATCTGTAACTGTTGTATGTAGTTCAAAATCACCACTCTTATAATATCTAGTAGCCCATATCAATTCAGCGTTTTCAATCAATCCTAATCTTTCAAAATTCTCATTCTCTATGATTACATCCATAATTATATACCCTCATAGTTTGAATAATATTTGAAATCAATATCAATATATTCATTCCCACTTTCAGCAGAATATGTAAATACATTATCTCCTGTTTCTAATTGCAAGAATTTGCTACCTTTTTTCAAGTAGTTGAATATATTTGTTTCAACTGCATTCCTTATTAGTTTGACTCTCTTGTTATTGATATGAGTTGTAATTAAAATCGTATCTCCTTTCATCATTATGAAAGGTCTTTCAGCAGTTCCAACCCCTATATATTCCTTTGTATCACGATTGTATATAGTGGGATTTATAACTTCTCCTCTTGCAGATATTTCAATAGTCATACCACTTGAAACATTACCTTCATTAATTAGGTTTAGAATGCTTATCTGTGAATATATGCTGAATGGTCTTGGTGTGACCGTATAGAACGGAAAATAGAATTTAGGTGCAATTATATTCATGTTTATCAAAGTCTCTTCTAAGTCCTTAAAAAACGGATTTGGACATAATATAGAAATCTGACATGTAGTAAGCATGCTGAATTGATCGGGTTCATTGCTTTCAACATATCCATCAATCCAAACTTTCTTGGTGTTTGTCTCAAAATACAGTTTTACATTTTCCTTGTTAGGAAAGTATTTATATAATGCTAGTCTGTTTTCTTCAACATATCCTTTTATAACTAGATTAATCACAATGTTTCTTGTGCCTATTCTAGAATGTACAAAGTCTGCACCATCTTCTATATTGTCACTCATTGCAATATCAGCAGAGGGTGGGTTAAGCCCTAGAACTGATTCAAGTTGATATTTATTTTCATCATCTGTCAAACATAACTGTTTTCCTTTTGAATTTTCAACTGTTATCTTTATCATGACTTAACCCCTCCTTTTAATAAGTTTCTGCTCTGTCTGTAAATGTCTAATGTGCTTAATGTCTTAGGTGATGTTATGTATTGGTTGAATGTGTTGTTGACTGTTTTACTATTTGAAACGTTATTGACATTTGAAGCCCCATTAATAACTCCTAAGCCTTTCTTGACATCTTGTAATTCTTCATTAACAATCTTTCTGATTGTATTAACAGGTGAAATGATTTCGTCCTGTGTAGGGTTATCACCAACCATAGCCAAGAACGGATTATTCTTTTTAGCAAGTCCACCTTGAGCAAGTCTTGGTAAATTGAATGTGTTTAATCTCTTCAAATTAATTCCTGGAACATCGTTTATTTTTCCAATCAAACTATTGATAGCATTGATAGGAGAATTTAAAACATTTTCTGCTGTTCTAAGTACTGCATTTACAGCACTCTTAAATGCTCCACTAACTGCTTGCCCTACTTTCTGCCCTATATTTGTAAATACTGATTTAATAGTGTTCCATATTCCACTAAAGAAACTGCCAACCCCACTGAAAGCGCTCTTGACTGCACTCCATGCACTTTGGAAAGCACTGCCAAACCAACTGCTTACAGTGTTGAATACACCTTGGATACCACTCCATACACCACTAAAGAATGATACAACACCATTCCATGCTCCTTGTATTCCTTTAACCGCTCCATTAAAAGCACTTGTAAACCATGAAGCGACAACATTATAAACGCTGACTATTCCGTTCCATATTCCTGTGAAGTAACCAACAACACCATTCCACACACTTTGTATTCCATCATAGGCACTTTCAAATATATCTGTAAGATAATCAATAACAGGTGTGAATATTTCAACTATCTTTGACCAAACAAATTGAAATATTATAACCATATTATCGAACGTTATTTTTATGTTGCTGAATATAGTGCCAAATATGCTACTGAATAACTCTATAGCAGGTGAGAATACTGTAACAATGCTTGTATAAACATTTGTGAATATCGCAACTAATCCATTCCAAATTCCTTCAATCGTTGAAACAATCGAACTGAATAAATCACTAAAGAATGAACCTATAGAAGAAAATACACCCATGACACCACTTAATAATGTACTAAAGAAATCAACTAATCCACTCCATACGCTTGTTATTAAATCCCAAGCGCCACTAAAGAATGAAGCAATCCCATCAATTGCTGTTTTACACGCTCCTACTATCGTATCCCATACACCTATCCAAAACTTTCTGAATCCTTCTACATTGTTCCACAAGTAAATGAATGCAACAACTAATCCTGCTATTGCACTAGCAATTAATACATATGGATTCATTGCCATTGTTCCATTCAATAATGCAAACGCTTTTTGAACTCCACTTATAAGTCCTTGAATTGCTAATGCTCCTGCTAGTACTCCAAAAGCCGTTGCAACTCCTGCTACAATTGGGGCTATAACAGTCATGTTGTTAATGACAAACTTCAACAAATCGGTCAAGATAGGTTCTAATGTGTTTACGATAGGTTGAATTAGATTGACCTCAAGTGTTTTACCTAATTCTGTCCATTGGCTTGCTAAGTTATCGTACTTAACATCATCAACTTTCTTCATAGTTCCCTCAACGTTGCTGTATGTATCATTAACATCATTCAATGAAGAAATAACCTTCATTGCGTTATCTTCACCAAGTGCGCTCCATGTGTCACTTGCAACCGTCAATAACTCTTGCTTATTTCCTGCTGTCGCTAAATCATTAATGATTGATTTAAATACATCTGCTTGTGTTGCTTTTCCATCTTTCCATGATTTAAATAAATCCTGTGTCTTAGTTGAGAAGTTATCCATCTGATCCTCAAAACGTCCATCAACCATAGAAATACCGATTTCCTTAACTAAGTCATTCACCTTATCAAGGTTATACGCTCCACTATCAACACCGTTTTGTAAGATAGTAAACATTTCTTCTGCGCTAAATCCTGCTTGTCCCCATAACTGTGAGTATTCTGCAATGTTATCACCTAATTCATCAGACTTATTCAAACCATTTTGAGCGCCTTTAGCGATTAGGTCAAAGGCTTCATCAGCACTTACCCCCATGTTTTCCATTAAGCCTTGCACACCTCTAAGTGTTTCATTGAAATCCATTCCAAATGTATCTTCCAAAATAATAAGATTCTTTGTCATGTTCTTGATTTCTTCTGAACCTAAATCCATATTAGAAGTCTGCTGTTTTACTAGTGAAATCTTTTGTGCTAAATCTTCCCAACTCTCACCATAGTTATTTTTATAAAGGTCATCCATTACATCTTTAAAATCTTTCATTTCTCCATTGGTTGAGCCTGTTGATGCTTGTAATTGGTCTAGTGCTTTTCCTCCTTCTGTCGCTAAATCCTTAAAGGCTTGTATGGCTTCTTGAATAACCTTACTTGCTAAATCTGCAACGACATCTTTTAATACTGTATAACCATCACTAGAATTTTCTGCTTCTTTTCCTGTCTCTTCTAATGAACCACCTAATTTGTTTGCACTGCCTTTTAAGTCGTTCATGGTTTCCTTGTTCTTGTCAAGGTCTCCATTTAAACTAGTAATCTTTGATGCAAGACTTTGTGCTTCGCTTGATGTTTCACCAAACTCATAGCAAGCATTCATGTAAGCATTCTTTAATTCCTTAATCTCTTTTTCTTGATCATTTATAGAATCCTCAAGTCTTTCAAGAGATGTTCTTGTATCAACACTTTCTTTTTCAACATTATTTAAAGCATTCTCATAATTGCTTAATTCTTTCTTGGTCTTATTGATAGATGCCTGTTGATTCAATATTGTTATGCTAAGATTTTCAGATGCTGTTTTATTTCGCTCTTGCTCTTTTACTGTCTGATTCAATTCCTTTTGAAGGCCATCAAGATTACCTTTTAATGCTTTTGATGCTTCGGAGTTTTTTCCTGTCGCTTTTACGCTTTCATCATACTGCTTTGATAATTCTGCAATCTGCTTTCTTAGGTCTTCTGCATGCTTCTCTGCTTCTTCTTGAGCCTTTGAATATTCTGCTTGTTCACCTTTTAAAGCATTCAACTTCTTTTCTTGCTGTTCAATTATAGAATTAAGTTGTTTGATTTTTGCTTGAAGCCCATCTGTAGACTTTGACCAATCGTCCATCTTTGAACTTGCTTCTTTAAATTGAGCGTTCGCAAGTTTTATCTGTTTATTTGCTTCTGTAATACCCTTTTTAAAATCGGATATGTCAACTTTAAACTTTGTTGTTACCTCTTTAGCCTTACCTTTTGCCATTTAACTAACCCCCTTTCTACGTTAAATCCATCCTCCTGTTCCTCGTTTTCCTGTCACATTTCTTCTTATGTGTCTTGTTCCATCACTTTCAACAGTCTCATTGCTGTATTTATTGCTATCCTTAATTAATCTAATAAGTCTAAATACTTCTGTTGCTCTTTGTTGCCTTACGATAAACGGATTTAAAGAAGGATACATTTCACAAATACTATTAGTTAGTTTATATAATGTTTGTGGTACGGGGATATTATCATCTATCCCCTCATCACGTTTTTTGATCCATCACTAAACTGTTCCATTGCAATTTTTAAGATACCAACAACAACGGGAATTAATTCCTTTACTTTGATACATTTCAATTCTTCATCACTCAAGCCATAGAACACATCTTTCAATAATGGCTTTAATTGATTCATGGTTTTCATGACCATTTTTAAAATCTCGTTTGTATCATTCATATTTTCAACATCAAAGATTGTTAGAATATCTTCAACTGTTCCATACATCAAATCATATTCATCTGTCTTATATGTCTTAACAATTTCTCTTTTTCCTGTTTCCTTGTCTCTTTCTTTTCCATAAATATTTAATACTAGTTCCATATTTTTCTCCTTTACTAAAAAATAGATGGAGACCATAAGAGGAATTGTAATTCCACTTTCCCCATCTATTTACTATTTGAATATTTCAGTTTAAACGCTTGGTGTTTTCTTAGTGAATGTAGATAATGTGTCGGGTGTCTGCACTGTATCAAACCATTTTGATAAATCAATTGTGCTTCCATCGGGTTGAACATCTTCTAATGCAACATATGTTTTCTTTCCACCATTTTTAAATTTATGAGTTGTTGCGATACCTGTATAGACTAATGAAAGATTATTAGAATCTGTACCACCATTCTTAGTAGTGTTAGTTTCATCGGGAATAGCAAATGTGCCTTTTAAAGACCATTTGTATGTCTTGATTCCACTTGTTACTTCTGTCACGTAACCAACTGCAAAGTATGGATTTTTTACATCTCCACCACCCAAAATTGCTCCTGTTGTTTTATCAACATCTTGTCCTGTTAGTTCTGCTAATAGCGCTAATGGTAAATGGTCAATTGTAAACGTTCTTGTTTCTGCTCCCTGTCCTTTTAATACCAAAGCAGGGTTATTGTCATAGTATTTAGTTTCACTAGACTGTTCTACTGTTACTCCAACTTCTGCAAGTCCTGCTAACTCTTTGACTTCTCCTGTTGTGTAAGTTTCAGAATCGTCTTTTGTAATCTTTGCATAAACTAGATTCTCACAACCTCTATATTCTGCAACTTCTGCTTTTGCCATATTTAATTCCTCCTTTTTTCTATATTTGCTTCTAGATATTTTCCTGTGTAGTTAGGAATATCACTATAAGTATCTGTAGGCTCTTCATCAATATTAAAGCCGTTATTTTCTAATAGTTCGACTGCCTTATTCATTGCTTCATCAACAATTTTTATATCTTCACTAAAGAATTGTATCTGATAATAATAAATGATTGAATGGTGTCTATTGTCATAATATTCATCTCTTGGGCTTTCCCAATTCCAATATGTGAAGAATGCTCTAGGACATTCTTCATCTGCTTCTATTGTTCCTTGTTTGATAACCTCATAGCCAACTTTTTCAAGTGTTTCTATTAATAAATCGTCCATTCAATCACCTCGCATTGCTTTTGATATTGCTTCAAAGATAACATCTTGTTGAATCTCTGCAACTTTTTCTTTTGTCTTATTTCCTTCTAGCAGTGTCTTAAGTCCTTTGACCGCTCCACCTTTTCCACCTCTAATTAGGAATATTGGAACAGGTGAATTATCTAGATTAAACCCAACATCAACAGTACATGTCTTTCCTGTCCATTGTATATTAGGCTCTCTGATAATCTGCTTTATTGAATGCTTTCTATCTTTTGTTGAATATTTACCGTGTGCAGGCAAATTTGATTTATCAAGTTTCTTTTCAATTAATGGTGTTATATATTCATGCGATTTACTTAAGGCTTCTTCTGTTGCTTCTTCAACATTTCCATCAACCTTTTTTAAATCGTCTAACATGCTATTGATCTCTTCAAAGTCTATACTGAATTTATGACTAGCCATTACATTTTTCCTTTGATTCTCTGAACCTTGAATTTAACATATTGATTCTTCATCTCTATGTTTTCGGGTTCGTTTAGGATTTCAAATAACGCTCCATCACTCATTCTTTTTAGTCTGCAATCACTTTGAATGTCGGGTCTGAACCATGTAACAACGTTTGCAGTGTCATATATAACATATCTTCCATTAATATCTTTTTCAGTTCCTCCATACGTTTTAAAACTACAATAGATTAAGTCTTTTTCTATATATGATTTAGGTTGTGTTACTCCTTTAACCTTCTCATATTCACTTACTATTAATAGTTTAAAAGGTACTCTCATGTCTCTCGCTTCTGTAGGCTTATACATCTTTTTCACCTGCTCTTAACTGTACAACACGCTCTTTAAAGTAAGGAGATAGACCTGTGGAACCACTCCCATAATCCCACAAGTCACTTACTCCACGTGTGATAACTCCGATAGATTTATTACTATTAATAGTTGCATTAGAAACACCTGCTCCAAGCATGAAGTCTTTCACTTCATCAATATAGATTGATAATGTATCATCTTGATAGTCTCCTGTGATTCCTAAGCCGTTCTTAACTTTTATTAATAGTTCTTCGTTTCTTTCGTCTATCATCATTATCACCTACTTTCTATTAACTAAATTGTTGGTTCGGCTTTTTTAATTCTCATGAATCCACGATATGAAGTTGTATTACCACCCGCAAATACAACACCTTTATAAGCAATCATGCCATTTTTGAATTTATAATCATAAGATTTCTTGATTTCGACAGGTGAGAAGATAGCAGTTTCATAGTACATAGGAATACCGTAAATCATGCAGTAATCATCTTTAACAGCCTTTTCTAATGATTTTAAGTTAGAGTTGATAATATAAGGTACTGTATTGATTGTCTGATTTGCTAAGTCAATCTTATAAGCATGGTCACCAATATCATTTTTAACTAATGAGAATGCTAATAAATCTGCTTTATTGAGAATTAATACACCTTTCTGTTCAACTTCTTCATCTCCACCATATGAGAAAATGATTTTATTTAATGTATCTTGGTCAATCTTAGAAATTGCTAAATCGTCAGTTTCTAATACGGCAGTGTTATCAGCAATTTTTGAAGTGATACCAATGAAAGTATTTGAAGTTCCTGCTCCTGCAATCTGCTGTTCTGCCATCTTTTTCTTTAATGCAACTTCAATACCTTTTCTAATTTCTGATTCATAATCTGCATTTGGTAGTTTTTCTAATTCTTCACTATATTCTGCATATGCAGTAATCTTTACTTTGTTGATTTTTGCATGTCCAAATTCTGTTTCTGCATCTGTATATGCTCCACCTTCTTCGGTTAATCCACCTTCACCATAAGACTTAGTAAATGGTGCTTCATAAGATTCTCCACCCTGTAGGTTTCTAACCTTTGTTAAATCAACGAATGAAGAAACCTGTCTGAATGGTACTGTTGCTAAGTCGCTTGACTGATGCTGTGGTAATAAAATGTCATCACTTGCAATTGTGATTGATCTACCTTCTTTTAAGGCTTTACCTCTTTCTTCTCTATCCTTGATAGATAATTCACGTTTATTCTTATCCATCTTGTTACCTCCTTCTAATTCTGTACTTGATAATTTTCTGATGTTTGTTTCATCAATCTTAACCCAATTATTTGAACGCTTTACATCGTCTGATGTTGGTTCTTCTTCATCTTTCTTAGGCTCTTCTGTAGGTTCTTCTTTTTTATCATCTTCTGCTCTTTTACCTTCTTCTGTAGGTTCATTTGTTGGTTCTTCTTCGGGTTCGTTTTCAATTGCCTGTAACTGTGCTTCTGCATCTGCAATTTCCTGTGCAATTGTTTTTAAAGTTTCACCAATTCCACGAATCTCTTTTACATCTTCACTTTTATCAATTCTTTCATATAACTTATCTCGTTCATCTTTTTTAGAACGAATAAATTTTTCTAAATATTCTTTAATGTTCATTACATAAATCCTCCTTTGATTTTCGCTTTTAATCTTTCTAATTCAACATTCTCCAATGTTTTCTTGTCATTCTCCAATGACTTGCTACGGTTCAGTTCAGTCTCCACCAATTCCTTACTACGTGCATATATAGAAGTTCCGTCATATGCAGGTACATCTACAACTGCACAATCCCAAACTTTCTTAATCTTTGTGATGTATCTTTTAATAGGCTTTGTGTTTTGGTCTAATTCGTGCTCCTCAACAGTGAAGCAGAAAGACATCTTGTCTAACAGTCCTGCCTTGATACATTTATAAATATCTACATTGTCTGTAGTATCTATTAATTCTGCTCTGATGAATAATCCTTTATCATCAATAGTACATTTAAGGCTTCCGTTTCTCGTTCTTGCTAGGATTCCTTTTGCATCTCCATGGTTGTATTTAAGACAACAATCTGTAAAGTCTGCATCATCAAATGCACCTTTTCTAATCACTTCTATATAAGTAAGATCCCAATCTTCAATTAAAGTTTCTTCATCAAATACACTTGCATATCCTTCAACAACCATTTTCTTTGTTCCATCTTCATTGGTTGCTTCATCTGCTCTAATCTCTTTTATTCGCATTTCTTTATTTTCTTTAAGACTTCTATAATCTGTCTTTAATTTGCTCACATTATCACCACCTTTTATATAAAAAATAAGCCTATCAACTTAATGTGATAGGCTCATAGGCTCGTCTATATTAATAATAGTCTTACATTTCTTACATTTTAACTGTATGCCCTTTACAACAAAATCATTATTCACTTTAAAAAGTTTCTGATTGCATTTAGGGCAACAATACCAACCGTTAATTATCATATAATAACCTCATTTACACCTTAATTATATCATGTTTTTTGTATACTTTTAACAACTTTTATTCACTATTTGAAACACTATCATCTTGATTATTCTGTTCACCAACTTGATATTTTGAAGCATCTTTCGTTTTGATGTAGTTCAATGACATAAAGCGCTCGTCTCCACCTTCATAAGGCTGTTCACCAAACCATCCCAACACTTGGTTATTGGTTACACCACCTGTTGGTAATAGAAGTTCTGCAAGTTTTAGTTTCTTGTCTGCGCTCATCATCTGTATTTCACTTGTATAACAGATAATGCTGTTTCCGTTCTTTCTTGCAAATGGTGTTAACATTACTCTTTCAATAGCCTGTCCTAAACTGATAGCACCACTTTCAATAACTGTTTCATAAAATGCTTCTTTATCTTCACTTGTATATTTACCATCTAGTATTTCTTCACTAACTCCATAATGTCTTCTAATCTTATCATCAAAGAATTTCAACAAATCCTTGCTTACAGTTCTACCATAGAAAGGAATAGGATTGTATTCAGTTCCTTGGTCTAAGATAACAAAGCCACTCTTATCGTCATTTAGTTTCTTTTCAAACTCTTGCCTTTCTTTTTCAAGTTTATCTTTACCAATCAAGCCCGACATTTTAAATATGCCTGTTACTTTTAATGAGCCTTCTATTGATTTGAATGTTGCTTGAATCATTTTATCATTAGTTTCTAGGTGTTTAAGAAGTGTTGTATTGTTCGCACTTCCATTTTTATCTCCACCCATATATTCATTCTCACCATATTCTTTTCTCCAATGAATGATTTCATCGTATCTTAATTTTCCACTATGTTTCCCATTCTTAAAAGTGAAGTCAACATATATGATACCTAAATCATCTTCAAAGAAATCAACTCTAACAGGATTTAAAGGATATAAGGCTTTATATACCTTCTTTGTTCTGCCGTTTGTAGGATTGTAATAAAGATCGTATGTAGGATAAATAAAACAGTTCTTATAAGTCTCTCTTAACCATGCGCATTTCCTCAAGAAATCGCTTTGTGTCATTAGATTGTTTGGGTTCTGTAGAATCTCATTGATGTTATTGTCTGTTACTTTTACTTCCTTACCATTCACAATTCTTATATGTCTAGGCTTCAATTTAGAATATTCATCTAGGATTCTATTTGTGATTGTGAAGACAGTTTCATCATTCATTATGTTATCTCCAAATTGAGAGAATGATGGTGTTCCGCTCGTACTACTTGCCCACATAAAAGATTTATTTATTGCTTGTTTTGCTAACTTATCAATCAATCCCACTATTCAACACCTCCATTATATTCATTTACATGTTTCATGTATTCATTCTCATATCTATATAATATTGCATACGTGTCTATGCATGCACTAGTTCCATCAATTCGCATTTCTGTTTTCATCTTAGCAGGTAAGATTAATTCATTGTTATCCATTTCAAATGTTGTATTTTTGAAACACCATAAATCAACTTCATTAAGCCCTTGAACATATTGAGATTTTAAATCTGCTTCAAGATGTTTCATTGGTGTACTCATTACATATTTATTCTGATTTATCATTTCACACGTTTCACCTTTTCTATATCCGTATCCTATTTCCTTCATAGCATTTAAGAAATCATTTGCAAAACGTTGATCGTATCCTAATTTGAATATTCTAATGTTGTATTGTTCAAATACTCTTAGATACCATTCGGCAACTTTTGAAAGTGAAACTCTATTACCTTCATGAACCTCAATGAATCCTCTTTGTGCCCATTCTCTATATCTTGCTCCACCGTTCTTATCACTGTCTAGTTTGCTTTCGGGAATGAAATACTTGTTATAGAAATATTTATGTTCATCATTAGGCTTCATGAACATCATTGTTACACACGTTAAATCTGATGTTTGTGATAAGTCTGCTCCTGCTATCGCTACACAATTTCTAAAGTCTTCAAGTGAATAGATATTTTGAGGGTAAAAGCAATCATCTTGTAGCCATGCTTCTGCACTGTTCTGTTTGATGTTGAAATCCTTACATAACATATGTACTTTTGAAGACTTTGATAGTTTAGCCTTAATCATATTCTTTTCAATGAATGACCATTTCTTTACTCCATAAATCAATGATGGATTAGATTTGCACCAACTCCATTTATCTTGAAATATTTCTTGTGTAGAATCCTGTGTGAATAGCCAAGGTAAGAAATGCTCGTCCTCTATTTCACCATTCAAAACACCTCTAGCATATTCTAGTTTTTCATCAAGAAGCCCATCATTAATAAAACCTTCTGTTGTACACGTTATTAACAATGGGTTTTCTTTGATAGACATACTTTCCCAACATGCCATAAATATTTCGTTCGTCTTGCTATCATGCATTTCATCATAATAGCACTTGTCAATATTTCGTCCATCTTTATTTTGTGTCTTTTCACTCATTTTGAATATTGTGATGTTCTTTATATCGTTTCTTATTTCCGCTAAATTTTGCCTTGTGAGTTCGCTTTTAGTGTCAAGCCTACCTCTCATACCTCCAATCTCTTTCCATATGAGAGAGGCTTGCTTATCGTCATTTGAAGCACATACAATATCCTCTCCACCACTACCAAGAAATAAATCATAATTTCCATCACTCGCAAGGTCTGTTGATTTACCATTCTTTCTTCCTACAAGTTCAAGAACCTCATTGAATCTCCTTATTCCTGTATCTGCCATCTTGAAACTATATACAACTTCCCAAAACGCTTTTTGTTGTAGCATAAGACTCATAGCCTTCATAAAGAAAGGCTTTTTTCCTTGCAAGCAACACGTTTCTTTGAATTGTATTCTCTTTTCACTTTCTTTTGTATCATATATGTATTTAGAATTTGAAAGGTCTTCAACAAGTTTATTTATTTCTGTTCTCATTTCCATACCAACAATTAAAGGTGTTTTGATATATTCATCTTTCTCTTCGTTGTATAAATCAATATAGCCTTTATTTATACAATCTTGATAGGTTTCCAACCATGTTTCTTTTGTTTTGTAATATAAAGGTTTATTCAAACTGTTTTAACATCTCCATCAATGGACTATCTTCTTTAACATCAAACTTCCCTAAAGTAGATAGTATAATCTTGATCTTGCTATCATGCCTTTGTGAAAGGTCTGAATACTCTTTAGAAAGATATTTCTTTTGTTCTGCCTTTGTTTTGTTAGTTGGAATACCTATTTTTAATAATGCTTCTTTGATTTTTTCTATTTGTTCCTGTTCAAAAAGAAAATCGGGTATCATACTTGATAAAACTTCTTTCTTTCCATCATCTAAGTTATTAAATATACTTTTTAATTGTTCTTCTGTCATATCATCACACCTTTTATTTATTTTACATAATTTTTGATAGTTTTATATGATTTTCATTTTTTTAGGCTTTTGAACCTTGAAAAGTTTGAAAAATTGACGTGTACGGAAAAACTA